TAGTATATATTTCGACGTCTGGATTTTAGATAAGGGACCAGATTGTAGTAGCCTCTAGATAGAGAAGTCTCATCACGCTAGTCTAGAGAACCAGCGCTGTCACGTTCACGCGATGCGGTTCGGGTTTTTGATTCTTGCTTTCGGGTTAATTCCGCTTTGAGCCGTGGCAACATATAAGCCGCCATAGCGTCTAGCGAATTTACTGTGCGCTTTAATACGGGTGCGCTTATTACTTGGTGGTTACTGACCAATGATTGTAAAGACCGAGATGAACTCGGTGCTTCTTGGTAAGCTGTCGTAACCAAATCACATAAGTCCAGTTCGTAATCCACCCACAACTCGCCTATGGAAGCTGTTTTTGTATCCCCTTGGGAGGGTAAACCGCTTCCTGAAAAACACCAAAACCCAGCGATGGCCTGACGGACATCTATCTGGGCTGTGGTTCCTGGATTTATGGCTGTTGTGTATGTGGTTGCAGTAGTGTAATTCATGTCGTCTGCACTGAACCTGTGAGACCACCCTGTTTTCCATGCGGCCCAAACGGAGCCTTCAAAGACGTGAGGAAAACCGGCGAACTCACCAGTGGTAAAAGCATTTGGTAAGGCCAACGCCGGAGTTGCTTCCGTTGTATGGTCTTTACCCGTAAGTGCCCACATAGTCATCGGATCGGAAGTGTATAATATCTTAAAATTTCCGGCCACGGCTGTTGAGACTCGTGGTCGGTAAGATAAACGGGTTTTTGCGAGATAACGCTCGAATAATTGCGTCAATATGGTGACCGGTGCCCCGAAATAATAATAATTTTGAGGACACACCATCCACCCATTTATGAGTTCCGTTAGAACTCCTTTTGGCGCAAAAGTTGCGAACGTAGTCGTTCCGGATGTCGAGGCGCACAGGTCCCCTAAATATAGGCTGCCGGTAATTTTTAAACATCCACTTCGGGGTCCTCGGTTAAAGTCCATGCGTAAGCCTGAACTACCAATCGCCCCGTATGTTACCGGTGCTTCTATCTTGGATTCCTGTTGACCTTGGCCTGACAAAGAAACTGTCTGTGGTTTCCTATTTCGAGTGGGCAGCGGTTTGAAACGGGGTAAACCCCCTTTCCGTGTTTTCACTTTACCCTTCCTCGTGCGAGGTCTTCGCTTTTTACCATCTGTTTTGCTTTTTGGGGGCATGGACGGTTGTTTGTCCACGGTCTGTTCCTTGTGCACCGACCGTTTCCCTTTGGAACCAAGGTTTGCCACAACCTGCTCCATCCCCGCCAACAGAGGTGCGGTAGCATAACCTAAGGCATGAGCTGCTACCCGTTGTATTAGTGAGTGGTCTTTGTTGTTTTCGCCTTGTGTGCTCTCACCTAAGAAACCATGTGATGCTTGTTCGGACTTATCCACGTATTTCTGAATGATCTTTGAGCCTATTTTTGCCGCTGTTCTTGTTAAAACCAAGTCTCGCGGTAATTTGCTCATCACCAAATAAATCGGTTATTGTTTTCCCCCTATACGTGGTGCCGTAGCCATTTACAAAATAAAGTCCGAAAATGGGGCATTGTTGCTATGACACACCAAATCGCCCACTCTACTTGTTAATTTTAAGACTTCTATTTCTTTTTCTCGCTGTGTTAAATTTCGAGCCATCACCCAAGGTCGATCAGAACATACTTGCGGTATTGTCACGAACCTGTAATTATATTCTTTCTGTTCAACAGTTACATGGTCCGTGATTGATGGGTGATTTATCGGAGCTAATTGTTTCATTTCATCAAAATATTTTTCCAATGACAATTGAGTCGACACAGAATAACCAAATTGCGACTCCATTAGCATCCGAGTTCTGAATCCTACTGGCTTTATCACACCTTTGTCACTAAAAGTTTTCTTCTGCCAATGTGTCCAATGGACTGGCAACTTATATGCATACCCATGAGTTAATCGTATTATGCATAATGCTAGTGACTGTATGATAGGGGAACCCGCATATTGATATAGCAGGCTCAACCCTTTGGCTCTCAACAGTTGGATTCGGGTTTTTACACTTGTACGGAGATAACGTGCACTGGTCCAGCCCACATTCAATAACACCTTATGTGGGTCTGGTATTGAAACCAAATCTTCTTCATCGTAAACTAGGCCACAAAAACTGGCCTGTGAAACTCTCTCATAATACAATAGTTTAACAGTGAAGCCCAATTTCAAATAGTCATTTTCCTGGAGTTTAATCCCGGAATAACAACCTATTAGGTCATCACCTTCCACTAGTGCATCATAATCACTGTTTCCACTATTGCTATTCAAAAATAAGAATAGCATTAAATTTACAAAACCATTGCCCAATGAGGTATTCATTTCTCCGGACATACGGCTTGAAGGTATTTGTGCAGTTAAAGTTTTAAATTTACAGAAGTTCATTCCAGATAGTATATTCTTTATGAGTTCATAAACCCATTTGCCTTGATGCACGTTTTGCAACATGTAATTATAAAGGATATACTCTATATTATAAGTCGTTGAAGTAAAATGTTTTTCAAATGACGAGTAATCAGAACCAATCTTGTGATCTCCTCGCCACAGCCGTTCGTGCTGTAAAACAGCTCGCTCGGCTACTGGAACATGTTTAATAAAGTGCTTATTAAGATAAACCACTTTTTCAATTGACTTAATATAAGGCCCGATGCATAACTTAACATCATCCAAGCGAGCATAGATACCACGTACATGTTTATAAGAAAGATAAGACTCATCCTTAACAAAGCTTTTAACTGTTCTAGTCTTTCTACTGGCTGGCGTGATACAATCGCTACGCATCTGATGATAACGGTTGAGAATTGCCTTTCGCCTGGCAGGTGGGTAATTAGAATCTCCCAACCACGCATCAACATCAGGTCTTGTTGCAGAGTCCAGCGGTGTAAGATTGTCATGTACCCACCGTTCAACAAACCAGAGTAATTTTGCAAATATAACTGGTTCGGGCGTAGGTGGTTCACCAGATACACGCTTTGCGATACTCGCAACAATAGTGGGAATATCATTAGGGTCACCATGAGGGGAAGATGCACCAATGACATGGAACCCCAGTGAGGTAGCAACAGGAACGTGACGATGATCATCCAAATGATACTTCGGAAAAATCCTAGTGCCGTTCTTGATTGTGCCGACCTCCGGGAGCGCAACATCGCGGTATCTGTAACCGTACTTTGTTGGGTGCTTTGCGTCCCCTGGGGAATGGGAAAATCCCGCTCACGTGAATTGTATTTTAGAAACTCTATATAATGATGAGCCAATATCACGGAATCGGTCATTTCCTGAACTTCTAAATATCGGTTATAATTTACCCCACGACTGTCTTTGGCCTGTTCAGCCAATCTTTTGGACGTGTCAATCGTGTTGTAAGAATAATTGGAATTGGTTAAATTTACCAGCTGTGCAAATAATTCATACGAGACGACAAATTTTTCTTCATGAGTTGCTACGCTGAAGGGTGCTGCACATGTGCGCAAGACCCTATTGCGTACCATGTTCACAGTCGCCATCTTGGGACTGTACTTGGTTTCCGTGTATGTGGCTATCTGCGGCCTCAAATCTTCCGGAATTTGTCTATCTGTGACGCTTATTACTTTAAATTCGTAGATGTTATGAGCGTCACCGTACGGTACTCCACAACAGCCTACTGCTGCTTCCCGGTCTTCTACAGCATAAGAGAACCCATTCATTAAATTATCTAGATTTAACAGGTTGTCTTTGATTTCGATTTTCACGTCTCCCCCTGGTAACGGATCCAGTAGGGGGATTATTGGATCCGTGGAGAAAAGTGATGTAGAACCGGAGGTAGAACCTGAGCCTGGAGGCTCCAAGGTCATTACAGCCTCTGGGGCTGTAGTAGTAGTGCTGGTGGATAATGTGCCTGCTGGCAATAATGCAAAATCTTCTATAGAAACTCCAGGCGGCCCCTCTCGACGTAGCGGAGGACGTACGGGCTGGCTGGGCACTATAGGAGCCATTAGGCTCATGGATGCCATTGCAGATGAGAGGGATGTGGATATCGTCGTTGACGGACAATTGGTGGTTGAACTGAATGAAAACACATCGGGAACGGGGAACTGATCAGATTTGACTTCAAGAATTTCGCGTTCATTAAAGTCTGTTGATAAACCCCGTGGTGTTACCACAGGGGATGTTGAGCCTCCTTGTTCATTTTCGCTAGAATTTGAATGCTCTGAATCTTCTTCTTTTCTAGTTATTAATATCCGAAGCTCTTCAAACCTATCTTCCACCAAATCCCTCAAATCCCGTGCCCGCTCTGCACCCATGACCACCAAGTCATTAATATTTGTGTGGTCGGCGGCTGAATTTTGTTTCAACTCTTCCAACTGCGACTTGATGGTTTTCATTTCTGACCGTTGCTGTTCTATTTCTGACTTCAATTCTTTAAAAGCACTGGTCATTAACCGCATTAATGATAATAAATCATTTTTCACCGTTAGATCTGAAGTTTCTTCAATCATTCTTTGTCTTTGCTGTGAGTCACCGACTGAGTGCATTTCCACATCTTGAGCTTTGACAAATTTGATCAACGGTTGTTGTTGTGTTTCTTTTAAATCCTTGGATTGCTTCGTTACCCTAAGCTCGGGTTTTGGGTCTTCTACCAGAGACCCAACAGTAGGGGGAGGTGCCAACTTTGGTACGTACACTGGCTTTGCCGACAACTCAATTTCTTGAAGTTGTATTTGAATGGTCTTAGGCCGCGTGTCCGACACTTTCTTTGGTACGTAAGCAGGTTTGACATACTTGTCTTCGATTTCACTCGACAATGACGGCGAGCGTTCTCTTTTCTGCTGTTTCGAAGCCAACCAGCGCACAGTTTTTGCGATTTTCTGTTTTGACTTCGTTTTCCTACTAGGTTGTTTACCATCTATATCCTGTAGAAAGGGATGAGATGTTTGTTGATAGTCCTCACCTAATGACAGTAAAGGGACATCAACA